ATTATATGCACCAGATACCCCTCATATTGACGAACCGTCAGCAGGATATACATTTAGCTGGGACGCTTTAGGAAATGGACAGCCTGTTGTATTTAGCCATTTTTTAGGGGAAAGTGGTACACATTCCGAGTTTATAGAGGGCATTTGTGCTTATGACATGAAAAAAACAGGGGACGACATGGCAGTGTATTTGAAAAACTGTGTGAGTGAGGAGAGCGAATGAATATGAAAAAATATATTGCACAAAAGGCAATGAGATTTGATAAAAGTTATCAAAAAGGGGAAGAAATACCAGAAAATGTCATTGCAAAAGATATGATAAATAAGTTATTAAGATGTGGTGTATTGGCAGTAATGGAAGTAGCAGAAATAAAAGAAACAAGTAAGATTACAGAGGAAGAACAACAAGAAGAAACAAGTCAAATTTCAGAAGAAGAACAGCAAAAAATATCACTACAAACAAAAGAACAATTACTACAATATAAAAAGGAAGAATTAGAGCAAATGGCAGAACAAAAAGGAATAGAAGTAAAGCAGGGTATGACAAAAACAGATATTGTAGAACTGTTATTACAAAAGGAATGATGTGATATGGCAAAAACGTACACTTATTGTGCAGTAAATATTGCAGAAAACAGCATTGACAAAATGCGTTTTGAATTAGGGGATACTATGACAGAAGGCGGTGCGGATACTTGTGTGCTTTGTGATGAAGAATATGCAGCAATGTTAGTAAAAAACAAAACATGGCAGAAGGCAAAAATAGAATGTTTAAAGGCTATTGTAATGAAGTTGTGTTATGAAGTAGATTACAAAGTGGATAACATGAGTTTAAGCCTTTCTAACAGATACAAACATTTCAAGGCAATGCTGGAAGAATTGGAGAAAAAACAACAGGCAAGTGCTTTTGTATCAAAAAATACTACTGCAAATGAAACAAAACCATATTTCTATTTAGGTATGCAGCAAAATCCGAAGGCGTGGTGACAGTATGATATTGTTTAGACCAGGACAACAGTTAAAAGCATTTTCTGTTTACAGAAAAAAAGTACAAACAGATGAAAGAGGGCGAGTAATTTATAATAATGAAAATTTAGAATATATCACAGAAATCAAAGGTTCTCTTTCTACTATCAGCCAAAAAGAAAAATACAAATGGAAGCAAATAGAACATACTGCAAGTCATACAGTTGTAGTAAGGGGAAGAGTGGAAATTCAGCCAGAGGACATATTAGTACACAATGGGCAAAGGTATGATGTAGAAAGTGTAGAAGAACCTGCAGAAGTAGGCATTTTTTCGATATTATATTGTCAAAAAAGAAAAGGATTGAGTAAATATGGGGGACTACAAACAGGCAATGAATGAAATTGATGTGATTATAAATAAAACAGTAGAAGAAATACAACAAAAGGCAAAACAAAGAGGATATCAAGCAGCAAATGTATTGACAAATGAAGTCAAAAAGGTGCTTTCTGGACAGCGTTCAGGACGTGTTTACAAAGTCAATAAAACAGGTGGAAAACCTCAAAACTCTAAAAAGGATAAAAGAAAGTCTAAAAAAAGCGGTGTGGTATATACCGCTTCTGCACCTGGTGAGCCTCCAGCATTACGATTTGGTACATTACAAAAGTCTTTTAAAAGGCGTACTTATGGAGATAAAATAGGAAACAATTTAGTAATACACGCTATTACAGAAAGTGATTTACAGGTAAACGGTTATTTGTTGGGGGATTTGCTTGAAAATGGTACAAAAAGAATTGCTCCAAGACCATTTAAACAAAAAACAATAGATGCTGCATTACCTAAAATAATACAAATATTTCAAAAACAATATCGAATTTCTAAAGGTTGATGAATATGATAGAAACATTATTTTATGAAGTTTTAAAACAAAGTGAAGTATTAAAAAAAGAGTTAGCTTGTTATGGTAAAGAACCAGCAATATTTTATCAAATATTGCCTCACGATATGGCAGAGAATTGGAAACAAAGCACTTCTTTTCCCAGAATGGTATACAACATAGAATGGAGGTATCACGCAGAAAGAAAAACAGACGGCATTATGGCAGTCGATATTTATTGCACAAATGAAAATGAAAAAGCTCCAGAAGACATAGCAAAAGAAGTGGTTGCAATGTTTGAGGGGCTTTTTTTGACAGAAAAAACAGATAGCTATTGTGCAGTATGGGACAGAACAGACAGCTTTGAAACAGAAGAAACAGAACCTGTTGTGTTTGGTGCAAGAGTATATTTTGATGTGTATCGCTTTTCAAAACAAGAGGAAGTTTCTCCCTGTCCCGTTTGGGCTATGAATACATTTATAAAAGAGTATCAGCCTAACTGTATAGTATTAGGACACGATGAAGTCAGTCAAAAACTGTATGCTACAGCAAAACACCCTATTGTATCTGTAAAAAAAGAAAGCAGTAAAAATAGTAAAACAAGCTATGCTATGGCTTTAATGGAAAGTACATTACATATTTCTGTAGTATCTTCTACTGTAGAAGAAACGAGAAAGTGGATTACTGCAATATATAGAGATATTGCGATAGAAGGAGAAACGGTTATGCAAAACGGCTCTCCTTTTTTGGTTATGGGATTACAAGAAAGTGTAGCAAATGAGCCTTTTATGGGACAAATTACTGTAATAGGACAATACGGCATACTAAGAAAAGAGCCAGAAAAAACAAAATTAAATTATGCTACATTTGAAAAAAGGAGTTGAAAAAATGGATAAAAAAGAAAAAGAGATAGAGTTAAAAAAAGAAGAAACAAAAAGCAAACCAAAGCAAGATATAAAAAAACAAGAATATACTGTGGAGGAATTTGCTCAACAATCAAAAAGTTTATTTCAAACAAAACCAGAGTGTGTAGTAGCAGCTTTTCAACTATCTGGTGTCAAAAAGGCAACACAAGAACAAGCGAAAAAATTAGTAAAGTCGTTTTTAGAAATGGAGGTGTAAAGTATGGGAATATTTTTTACAGTAGGAGAAAGTAAAAAACGTCCTGGTGTCTATCAAAGATATGAAAATGTAGGTGGTGTATCTATTGCAGGAGCAACAGATGGTATTGTAGCTTGTTGTATTCGTTCTAACTGGGGAGAGAGAAATAAAGTACATACATTTGAGAGCATAGAACAAGCGATAGAAATATTAGGAAATGGTGGAGAAAATGGTACAGTATCTCTTTTAACTGAAATATTTACAGGAGGAGCAAAAAAAGTATATTGTGTTAGATTAGGCTCAGGAGGCACAAAGGGACAAACAATACTTTACGATGCAGAAAGTGCTGAAGCGGTTACTATGACAGCAAAAAGCGAAGGAGATAGACAGTTAAGTTATATCATAAGAAATGTACTGGGAGAAGAAAATACAAAAGAATTTATTGTATTAGAGGGTACTGTAGAATTAGAGAGAATAGTGTTTGATACTACAGAAAATGAAATGGAAAACTTTATACAATCTACCAAAAAATCAAGTTATTTTGTGTTTTCAAAAGTAGAACAATATCAAGGCAATGCAGCAGTGGCAGAAGTAGGACAGACAGATTTTCCAACTGGTACAAATCCAACTGTTACAAATGCAGATTATTCTAATGCTTTTACACTGTTAGAGCCTTATGTATTTAATACTATCTGCATTGATACAGAAAGTGTTGCAATACATACCCTTTTGACTGCATTTATACAAAAAATATACAATGAAGGAAATATATTACCTTTTGCAGTCATAGCAGAAAGTACCAGTGTACCGTTTGAAACAAGACTAGCACACGCAAAAGCAATAAATGCTTACAATGTAATATATGTAGGAGGCGGTGCAATAGATACATTAGGGCAACCATTAGAAGGTGTCAGAGCAGCAGCAAGAGTGGCAGCAATGGTAGCTTCTACTGCTTCCAATCAAAGTTTGACACATAAAGTCGTAACAGGTATGACAGATGTACTGGAAATGCTCACAAACAGCCAATACGAACAAAGTATTGACGCTGGTATGCTGACATTTAGTACATCATCTAGCGGTAATGTATGGATAGAAAGTGCTATTACGACACTCAATATGCCACAAGGAGAAGATGACGAAGGCTGGAAAAAAATCAAAAGAACAAAAATTAGAAAAGAATTAATGAATAGAGCTTCTGCAACAGTAGAGCCTCTTATTGGCAATATCAATAATGATGGAGATGGCAGAGCAACAGTAATGATAGCAATAGGGAATTTACTTTCTCTTATGCACACAGAAGGGAAACTGTTAGAAGGTGGATATATTGAAGTAGACAAAAATAATCCTCCTCAAGGAGATAGTGCTTGGTTTAATATTTATGCAGATGACATTGACAGCTTAGAGAAAATTTATTTTGTTTATAAATTCAGATATTCTCCAAATTTATAAAACAATAGAAAATAAAGTAAGGAAGTGAATTAATTATGTTAAATCAGCAATCAATATTAGATGTTACAAAGCTTATGACAGGAAAAGATGGACAGCTTTTTGTAACACAAAAAGACGGCACACAATTATTTTTAGCTGAAGTAGATACTTTTACAGCACAATTATCACAAAACAATGTAGATTATCAGCCTGTCGGTTCTGCACTGGTTTATGGTGTACCTAGTGGATATAGTGTAACACTCACATTAACAGAAGCAGTAGTAAGAGATGATGTTATGATTGAAAAATTACTAGATGACATTAAGCAAGGGTATTTTCCTACATTTGATTTTCAGGGAAAATTGAGAAGGCGTGATGGACAGTCTTCCAGACAAATTTATAGAAACTGTTTGCCAGATGGTACAGTGGATTTAATGAATTTGACACCGGGTGATATTATCAAAAGAAGCTGGAGTTTTAGAGTGAATGCGATACCAGAATATTTAGAAGGTTTTAGATATGATATAGAATAAATAAGTGCAATATATTGATTTTGCACATATGATATGTTAGTATAATACTATAATAAATTAAGGAGGTATGATACTATGGCTACTACTAATATTACAATTCGTATGGATGAGGAATTAAAAAAACAAGCAGAAGAATTATTCTCAGATTTAGGATTAAATATGACAACTGCTTTTACAGTGTTTGCAAAACAGGCAGTAAGAGAACAAAAAATTCCTTTTATGCTTTCTAAAAAAACACCTAATCAGGAAACTTTAGAAGCAATCAGAGAAATAGAAGAAATGAAAAAAAATCCTGAAAATTATAAAGGATACACAAATGTAGATGAAATGATGAAGGAGTTGTTACAATGACAAAATATGTTGTAAAACCTTCTAAGAAGTTTCAAAAAGATTTAAAAAAGGCAAAAAAAATTATTTATTAATAAGGAGTAAATAATATGTTAAGTAAATTACCGATGCCATTAACATCTTTAAACAAAAGAAGAAAAACAATCAATACTAACCCCGATTACCAACGTCCATCAGTTTGGACAAAAGGTCAAAAACAATTGCTTATAGATTCTATTTTAAGAGATTATGACATCCCTAAAATCTATTTGCACAAAACAGATAATAACAATTTTGATGTTGTAGATGGACAATTAGATAATGATGTATCGGATATCATAGATACTTATAGTTTAGACATGATTATCCTTGACAATAAAAACGACGACGAAATTCAAGAAATGTTTTTAAGATTACAAAATGGGACTTCTCTTAAAGCACAAGAAAAAAGAAACGCCATTCCTAGTAAAATGCGCGATTTTGTTAAAAAAGTTGCTAATCATGACTTTTTCTATAAAGTAAATTTTACAAATAGCAGATTTACTTACGATTTGGTTGCAGCACAAATGTGTCTGCTATCATTTTCAAAAGCCATATGCAATATTAAAGATAAAGACTTAAATAACATGTATTGGTCAAAAAAAGATTTTGATGGAGACTCGGACGAAGGCAAAAATGTATTTAAAATTTTGAATTATTTAAATAGCATGTTTACAACAAAAGCTCCAGAACTCAAAAGGCATAGCGTAATTTCTTTATTTATCCTAATAATGGATATGATGCCTAACTACGATATACGTAATAGAGAAAACGATATATATAATTGGTTTGTTAACTTTGAAACAAATCGACTTTTAAATGAGCAAAAGCCAGCAGAAGAACAAGATCCTAAATTGGTAATTTACCACGA